AATAACACGCTACCGGACAAGTCGTGATAGTAAGCGTCGTCGAACCAAACTGTCTTGGGTCTGTTGAGTCCAAAGATGTTTACGCCAATAGACGCAGACATATCGGGAAGCGTATCACCTGTATAGGTTGTATGCCATACAATACCAATCTTCGCTGCCTTGATTTTTCTACCTACATCAGAGTTCGCAGGAAAGGCATAGACGATTGTGTTGGGTTGAAACGTAAGATAATCAACTCCGTCGATTGTTTCAGAGTTCAAATCAGATTTGGTGAACATCATGTCACCCTGAATGACACCATTGATACCCAGCTTGGGAAGTTCTTTCAGAGCAATCTTTAGCTTATCGGCGAGCGCACCAGAATAACCATACTTCTTCAGATCAGCATTTGATTTGACGAGCTTGGCATTCTTGGCAAACACACCCTTGGTGCCTACAAAAAACTTTCCATCTTCAGGATCGGTTCCGGCAAATATAGCAGGGGCACCATCCCATTTTACATGTAGATCAACTTTCTTCTTGGATTTTCCGACAAGCATGTCTCGAATAGAACGAACGAAGTTGATACCAGAACGCATACCATCAATACCGTACAGAAACATCAAGTCTTCAAGATGTTCAAGATGTAGATTTTTATTCGCGTCTTCTGTCAAGTATTGTATGAATGTTTGCATGATTTATTACTTTGCCCTCATATCATCTGGCCAGGGTTCTAATATATTTGCTCTACCACCAAGTGGATAAATACTAAACCTTGCCCCGATAATACCAAAATCTTTTCTATTAACTCCCTTAAACATCACCATCAATGTCGGAGCTGCTTGACCTGTCATAGCGTCTCCATTTAAATGCTCAGAACCATCTGCTGAAATTACAAAAGTTTTAGTATTTCCAACCCTTTTTAAATCAATAGTTCCTTGTAGAAGCATATCACAATTATCTATACTTCCTTTTGCGCCGGACTTATAAGAAGGACCATAAACAGCACGATTTTTTAAGTTTCTTGATTTAATCTTTCGGGCAAGTGTAACACCCTTTGGAAATTGACTACCTACAGGAAATCTAGCCTTAATTGCCTCAACAAAATCCAAAACTTCTTTATCCTCACTTATAACACCTCGATCTGCTGGATTCTTTCCATCGGCTTGTTTAGTAATACCACCCCATTGCCCAAATGCTTTGACACCCTTACCATCTTTATGTGAAATAAAAACCTTAGCATTTCCATTAACATCAGTTAAATGAAAATCAGATTTTGGAGTTCCCGGCGTGGACTCTGCTCCAGCTATACCTCGCCAAGTTTTTGTTTTGAATTTAATACTAATACTGTCCTCACCAATTTCATCTTTGGCTTCATTTATGAGTTTAATTAATCTAGCTAATTGTATATCCTCTTTTTCGGTTCCTGTTGTTTGCCTTCCACCAAAAGATGAATCTTTATGTATATTTGACCACGTTACAGATATTTGTTTACTTCCGTAATAGGCAGGAAACCCTTTAGCATTTGCATACCATTTTTCCAGCTTAGCCAATGTCCCCCCAGAAGAACTACCAAAAAGAGATTTAATAAATTTGTTATGTTCGGTTGTTTTTTTATAACCAATCTTATAACAAGTTCCATCTCCCGGCATACAAAAATCTTCCTTATTTACGATTTTTGTACGAAACTTTACAAAATTATCACGCTTTCTTAATTCATTTATAGACAGCGTTGCCATTGCCCGTCTCCCCCCTTAAAACAATACAATATTATTTATAAGAGAGAGTGGTTTCCGTCGCCATCATTTGAATAAATAACGTCCTTTATACCAAAGTTAGCAATGGCGCGCTGACAGCCGATACAAGGTTTCGAGTTACCCCATGTCAGTTTCTTTCCCGGTCCATTAGAATCATACTTTACACGGCAAACATACAGAGTTGCCTTTTCCATATCATCCTCGGAAATCTGTCTCAAAGCATTCTTGATGGCATCTGTCTCTGCGTGTAGAAAGATGGCATCATCATGCTCCGAAAAACGAGAATGAAACGGGTGTGACTTCTTCTGATTTACCCCGTAGGATATGATTTGATTTTTATATACGATTGCCGCAGCATGTCTCGCACCAGTACGATTCATGTCTCGATCAAGGTCACGAGCAATGTCAGCAAGTATCTCTAATACTTTCGCGTTTTCCATAATAAAAAGCAATAACCCAGAGTCTAGGTTGCGTGACCCAAACTCTGGGCTATTGGTCAAACCTACGCATTGGTGTCGTTCGACGCCTTGCCGAAGTTTGCGCCAAGAACATTCACGGTGTCGAGAATAAACTTGACGATCTTATTGTCACTCTCGTTAGGAGTAAGCGTAGCTACAATAGCTGCAACTCCAACAACGTGAACGATAATATCGAAAACACTCTTTAATAGTTCAACAGACATAATGATTCTCCTTTGATTGACAAAAATCTGTCCTTTTATTTAGTTAATAATAAAATCGGAAAACGCATTCCGATTTTTGGTAGATGAAGAAATGTCACTATCCTTCATCAAACCATCTTGTGCATCCTCCTCACAATCAAAGAGGCGCATCTTCTTTCGATCAACTCCAATCACAAATCTGCGCTTGGCAGTCATATCTGAGTAACGATTCTTGAGCTGTTTCACCATGATCTGATTCATCTCGTCCAGTTCATCTGTACGAATCAGCGCAAGAAACAAATCTGCCGTGGCAGGAAGACCAAAACTTTCTGCCACATCTTCCATCGAAACATCACTACTGGCAGACCCAGAACGATTGATCTGTGTCGCAGTAACGATCGGAACGACAAGTTCTACTGCCAAACCACGAAGTTCTTCTGCGATGCTTTTGATCTTTTCATAGCTATTTACATTGGCACCTCGATAAACCATAGATTGACACAAATTGATATAGTCGATGAAAATCAAATCGGGAACAAACTTCTTCTTCATCGAAAGCTCTTTGACCAAGTGTCGAAAGTGTCCTGCTCCAGCTTGAACGGTAGGATACTCCTTTACGATAAGTTTACCAATCGTCTTTTTTCGTAAAGACTCAATCTTCTTATCGTAAAGCTGTTTCGGAAGATTCTTCAGATCAGCCATAGAGACATTCATCAGGTTCGCATCTATTCTCTCAGAAATCTTTTCCTCTGCCATCTCAAGCGTAATATACAAAACATTGTGACCATCTGTCATCGCGCTTGCTGCCATGTGACACATTGCCAATGTTTTACCAGCACCCGGAGATGCCATAAGAACATTCAGAGTTTTGTTTATCAATCCGCCTTCTGTAATCTCATTCAACAAAGTAATATCAAAAGGAATGTGTTCCTCTTTTCGATTGTAATAAGCAAACCGATCTTCGGAGTCCTCAATATAATCGTGACCGATATGAGAGTCGAAAGATACAGAAAGTGCTTCTGTCAACAGAGCAGGAATGGCACCCTTATCTTTCTTTGTCTCCCCATTAAGAATCTGAATAGATTCCATGATCGAGTTATAGATGGCTTTGTCTTGACAAAACTTTTCGGTCGTATCGTTTAGCCACTTCTCGTCATTGTTGGTGTCAGTCTTATCTATCTCAACGATTTTATCAACAACAGATTCATAAGAATTACCAAGGTTCTTTTTCTCTTCAACCTCGATAAGCAAAGAATCTTTTGTTGGATTTGTATTGTATTTGTTTATGTAATCTATGATCGTATCGAATACAATACGATCGACCTGATCGTGAAAATACTCACTGCGAAGAAAGGGAACCGCTGTTTTTATAAACGACTCGTCTTTCAAAAGACTCGCCAATATCACTGTCTCCGTCCGTGTTGTCATGCTCAACCCTCATACTTTTACTTACGTCTTCTTGAACTAAATCCATGAGAATAGTTACCAGAAGTTTATCAAAACTCTCTTTCATCTCATCGGGATACTGAACATCACGAATCTCTTCTGGAATGTGAATGACCTCGAATGAATACTCAACCTTTGGTTGCTCATCTTCTGTCTCAGGTTTCACAATACGGAAGTCGGCATATTTATAAATCATCCCCTCAAAAGGACCGCATGTAATTTCAACTGCGCCTTGTGTTGGATCATCTGGATGCCCAACCAAACTATAATACTCTTTGATATTGATTCCTTCACTCTCCCACATCTTCAACCTCCTTCATTGCCGAACCATAAAGAAATTCCTTCTGACATGCCTCGTCAATCTGATCGAGAATGTCCTTAGTGAAGTATTTATCAGGATTCTCCATAATCGTCTTGGCATATTGCTTTGACCCATCAGGGAGTTCAATGCGTGTAGAAACCTTCTTGAAGATACCATGATCGACTGCCACATCAATCAAACCGTAGTAACGATCCAAACCAGTATCATAGCGAAGAAGAACATCCACCATCTTATTCTCTTTAGTAAGACGAGACTTATAATTCCTACAATGAACCACATTACCAATGACTTCGGTTCCATCCTTTTCCTTTCGCTTGGATAGAAATACAATCGAATCCGCAGAATACTTTAGACCACTACCACCAGCAAGTTCCTTTGTTGGAAACATGCTACCAATACTGTCGTAAGTGTGATTGGTTACGATCATAGGAATACCCAACTTACCCAAGGCAATCGTCAACACACGAAACGCACCCTTTATCATCGGAGCGCGTGTCATATCTCTCTTGTCATTACCTTCAGTAACATCAGAAACTTCCTTTGAAGTAGAGAGCTGACCCAAACTATCAAGACAAAACAAAAGAGGGTGACGTTCACTTTCAGGAACATCACCAATCCTCTTTAGAATGTTCATGGCTTGTGTGCGAAACTCTTCTACTGTGGATACTGGAAGCATCGTGACTCGACGAGCATCAATACCTCGCTCTTCAAACATCGCACTCGTGATGGCAGACTCACTCTCAAAAAAGATGACACCCCCTTTTGGATTGTCTGTGAGAAACTGACGAATCATACCCATAAGAAAAAACGTCTTTCCTGTGGCAGACTCTCCAGCAAGCGCAGTGATTTTATTTCCCGGCAATCCCTTGTAGATGGAACCAGAAAGCAAAGCATTTAAAATATACGATCCCGTATCAGTATACGATGAAACGTCTGCGTATTGATCTACGAAAGGATTGATTTTACTCAAGTCACCTAGAAAATCAAAAGTTCCACTCATTATCGAAGCTCCCTAATCTCGTCACAAATACCAAAAGCCTTTGCTTCCTTCGCACTCAACCAAACGTCGTGAGCAGGAAGCAAAACCTCACGAATCTTCTTTTCATTCATTCCGGTACACTTCTTATAATGATCCAGAATCATCTTTGCCGTCAAATCAAATGCCTTCTTGGCAGTAAGAAGTTCATGTTCCTTACCCCACTTTCCCCAAGAATACTGATGAGATAGAATGGCAGTATTTGGAGTGAGTAAACGATGACCCTTTTGACCTGCCATGAAGATCATCAAAGCAGCACTCGACACCTCGCCCAACCCAATCGTGCGAATCGGAATACCCGATCCACGCATTGTATCAATAAGAGCAAACGCATCGGTAACAGATCCACCACTCGAATTGATAATCATCGTCAAACTTTCAGGTTGGTTATTTGAGAAGTTGTGGCGAAAGATCCACTCAATCGCGGGTCGAACGGAATCATTTTTAATATCATCCATCAACATGAACACGCCAGCCTTATCTAGTGTGTCACCATCTCCGCCAAACAAAGCACCCAGTACCTCGCTGGCAGAACTCGACGCATCGAGCGTTACTTCAACCACTTCTTCATTATTGTTTTCCATCATCATCCAAAAAACCTTTCTAGTGTGTTGACTTGTTCAGATTTCCATCCAATACAATTCAACAATACTTTTACAGGATCGAGAAATGTCTTCTCAAACTGTTTATCATAATCAACATAATCATTCAAACCAAACTCTTCAGGCAAAGCATTCTGTGTAGAGATCACAGATTCACCAATTGGATTTGGTTCTATTAGGTACATGAACTTTATTTTGTCTCCATCTTTAATAATCGGATACGTCAAATTCAAATTATGTTTTTGAATTAGACGATTGTAGTTGATACATCCCTTCACATGAATCGGTGTACCTTTTATATAGGTTCTGCCTTCGGTGTACCGTTCGATACCATTGACTCCACGAGGGAAAGCAATATCCTCTGCGGCAAGATTGTGAAACTCTTTCTTGAAGTTTGAAATATATTCCTGAACCTGTTTCTCAGTTCCATTCATAATAATTCCAAGAACGTCTTTGATTTTGTCTCGACAAACTTCCGGCGTAGAAGACTTGACGGATTCAAGACCCATCACCTTCAGCTTAGGTTCATTATAAGAAACTCCTTCATTGTCATATACGTTGAGAACGTATCTTTTCTTGGCAGTCCACAAACCAGTAGAAGCAATTGCTTCTCTCTTCATAACCATCTTTTGGTCATAGGCATTCATATATTCTGCCAGATCATTGTAGCACTCTTCGATGTAAGGTTCAATAGTTTTGTTACAAACCTTATCAAGAAAACGAACGATCTTGTGATTATCTTTTTCATTTTCAAATACAGACTCGACAAGTTTATCGAGAACAACATAAATGCTGTCTGTATCAGAAGCGAGAACATAATCAACATCACTCGTCTTCAATAGTTCATTCAAATACTCATTGATCCTCTTTTCAATCCATCGAATAGAAAGTTGACCAGCCTTGGTTACAGCCTCGGCAATACGGAGATCATAGAAACGAAAGTATTCATTTCCCAATGCACCATAAGCACTATTCAACTGAACCTTTCTGGCAAGCTGATCGTTATTATGTTTAGAGATTAGATTTACATATTTTCGTTTTTCTTCACCTGTAACAGTCTGTGCTTTTTGTTCGCACTCAATCATCTTCTTCTTTGACATTTTTCTTTTGTCATAAAGGTCTTGAAGAATCTCGGGAAGAAATCCTTGCGAATCTCTTTTGAAGAACATAAGATTCGGTGCGATCGTAAGATTATATATCTTGAGAAGTGAAGTATCAAACTCCTTGTCAATAATCTTATCGTACTCCAAAGAAGTGCGCCATGCGTCTTCCTTGAAAGAAGAAACCAAATCAGACTCCACCTGATTTTCTGTGAGCAACTTCTCTGGGGAAAGATTATACTGCATCATCAAATGTGGATAGAGTGAGTTCAAATCAAAAGAAACTACCCAACGATGAAACCCGACTTGAGGTTCTTTTACATAAGCACCTTCAAACTTCGCAGTCTTTTCTCCATCCTTTCTTTCAGGAAATACACGATTGGTTTTCTTGAGATGATGATAGCAAAGATTTTCCCACATTCTAACCTGTGAGAAAACATCACCGAAGTTTACCTTCGATGAATAAGTCATCGCGGCAACCATCTCAATCAACTTCATCTTGTCTTCAAGTCTTTCTACAAGCTCAACATCCTTGACGTTATATTCAATGAACTTATGATAATCTCTTTTGTAAAGAGTATGAAGACTACCAAACTCAGAGTAAGATAGCTTTCGTTCACCAAGCTCAACATTGGCAATATAATCAAGTCGATAACTTTCCCGATTTACATAAGTGAACTTTTGATAAAGCTCGATGTAATCAAGAACAGAAATCCCAGAGATCAAGTAGTTCGTAACTTCAGCTCCATACTTACCTGTGAAAGTTCGCGAAGCATAGTGTTTCCAAGGAGAGATTTTACGAGCTTCTTTTTCAGACTTGACGCGAG